AGAAATTTTGATTCAATATCCGAAGCATCAGATTTAACTTCACGTTCAAATTTGTCTGGCGTTTCTTCTCTGTCAGATTCTATTTTACATTTGTCATCCTCAACATCCAATTCATTATTTGGTGCTGCTCTCATTACCAATTTAAATTCCAGTCTAACCTCCAATATAAATCAGAGATCTATTGATGCATCTAGAATGGGTAATGGACCAGAAGGTCATGCCTTTGACGCCGTTTATCATTCAGAGCTCAATGCAAATCAATCCAGGATAAATTCAGATATAGAGAACGCTACAATAACACTTGGAAGTGCTTTTGGACCTGAGGGTTTGGCTGTAGGTCTGGCAGGTGCTGCACTGGAGTCAGCTTTCTTACCTTCCACTGTTAGTAGTAACACTACTATGTCAACAACAGGAGAGTTAATCTCCGATGCAAACGCTCAATAATGGACGTAATTTCAACTACAAACCCCATTCCCCCCCAGGGAACTACATCCACGCAAGTTCCATTCGGCCTTTCAGCTTCTACTGCCGAGTCAAATTTACCTTCAGATATAAAAATTGTATCCACTGGAATCTTTAATATGTCTAAGGGCTTATATATAGGTTCGTTTCCAATCAATGCCACCAATCTTGCAGGCACTAGTGTGTTTAATTGGTCTTCCAGAAGTCCTCTTTTTGTTAATGGAGTGGCTGACTCTGACTTATATGCTTTAACGACTCTTGCTCATCCTATGATACCTTGGGATCTTATAACAGCTTACTTTGCTCGTATGGGCAAGGTGGAGTATACCTTACTTTTTGTTCCATCGAAAATTACAGATTGTAGAGTTAATTTGGATTTTATATTCAATTATGGAGGTGCAATACCATCATATACCACTCAAGCTCTAGCAAATAATTCAGTTCATATGGTTCTAGATGATCCAGATGAAAAAAGAATGCTCGATGTTCCTCAATTTTGGCCAACTAGTAATGTTTCTATAGATACAATAATAGTAGATGAGTTAGGTACTAATTATCGACTTCCAAATGCTAATGTCCCGGATACTACAATTACTGGTTATATTAGAACTCCGTATCATTATAATGGAATGCAAATGCCTTCTTTTAACGTTTTAGTTTATATTTTTCCAAAACCAAATTCACTTCAGTCTTTAGCAGCTAGAAATTATAATTCAAATGCTCTAGTAGATGCAGCTTCTTATCGCCCAGTTCCATACTTTTTACCAGTATAATGACAACCCCAATAGGTATACCACAGTCTTCACCCACGCTTGATATCAAATCCATTGAAACTAACTCAATCCCAGAAATAGCTTCAGTTTCTGAAGAAGATTTCAGAAAATATGTTCCTACAGGAATTACAATAACTATCAATACCCCATTTATTAAAAATAGTAGAGATGCCATTTTTGGTATAAATATAGATGGATTCATACCACAATATAATATGCAATCATACACTCAGGCTCT